TCTTGAATACCCCAAGCATTGTATGTAGTAATTACTGTGTCTTGCTTATCACCAGTAATGTACTCTATGATACTTTTCTTGGAGTCATCCCATGTGCGTTGTGCTTCGGGCTTGAATGCGAGCATGGCAGGGTTAATGACAGGCAGGAACTTCTCTTCGACTTTCTTGCCAGAGTATTCTGTGACCGAATTCACAGACGTAAAGTACTTGAGTGCATCACTGCCTACGACAATAATCCAGTCGTATGCGTCAATATCAATCTCGATATCGCAATCTCTTTTGAGTACTTTTTTAAGGTAGGGGTCAGAACAGAGCTGATATTGATCAAACTCGAACTCATCATCAAACTCCCTCTTGAAATTTGTCTTACTTGGTTTAGTTTCTACTAATGCAACTTTAGGCATATAATTTTCTCTTTAGTGTTTGTACTGATTTTAAGGGTAGCGCACCTGGATCTGTGTCCTTGAGAGCTACATTTCTTGATAGCAAGCCTACTCGCTCTGCCATCTCTTTTACTATCTTTGCAGCATTCTGACCTGCATCGTCTCCATCAAAGAAGATAATTACTTCCTCTACACCTTGTATAGAAAGCATACGTAGTTTATCTTCATTGATGTTCTTTGTTCCAAAGCAACATACTGCATTGTCTAATCCTTTATCATGCAGATTGACCATATCGTAGATACCTTCTACCAATATGACAGAACCTTGTATAGGATCTACTGGAGGATATAAAGGCATCTTCGCACCCGCAGGCGAGATCATGTACTTAGGTGTGCCTCCTGTAGTGTGACGACCATTAAATGCTACAATTCTACCTGATATATCTCGTACTGGAAATACAATACGACCGATATGGTCAGGATCATGGTGTTGAAAAGCTTCAAACTTCTTGTATGTCTCAGGTTTGATTTCTCTCCAAGTACCTGTGTAGGGTATAATATTTTTGGGAAAAGACAAACCAACCGACTCAGACCTCTTCTCTCTAATTTTCTTTTTTAGTAATTCTCGTCTTAGTTGTAGCTGGTTTGCCTTTTCGCCAAAATGGGTAAAAATGTTTCCTTTATAACCACAGGAAAAGCACTGGAATACTCCAGTAATCTTATCAATCCGCATACTAGGATTTCTATCCGCGTGCTCAGGATTGAGACAGCTAACGATAGCGTCAGCGCCTTTGGGTATAAAATAAACATCTTTTGAGGTTAGTAGTTCTTCTACTGTCAACGTCCAATATCCTTAATGTTTTCTGTACTGATTACTTGATAAGCACCTTTGTTATAGGCAGGTGCAATTGTATAGGTACTAGCTAACTTTGGTTTTTCTACTAACTCTGTATTATGGCCGCCCTGATCGCAAGACTTATACTGCGGAGTCTCTCTACGATAAGTAGTAGTTTCTTCTAGGGGCTGAAATTTAGGTGTATAACGCTTAGACTTGGGCAAAGGCTTTCGCTTTCTACCTGAGCTAGTGTGTCGTAAACTACCGAATGTAAGTGCCATATGCTTTATCCCCTTTTAAGTATCCGTATATTATACGCAAAAGAAGATAAAAAGTCAAGAAATATTTTTAAAGATCATCAATATCTTCGCCAGTCTTGTGCGAGGAATCGTCTTTCTCTTGAGGAGTCATTGCAGTCTCTGGGCCGATCTTTAGGCTGTCCCAATCTACTTTAGAGCTGAAGGAGTTCATAGAAGCTGAACGCATTTTTACACAGTTAAATGTAATGCACTCGTCCTCATGATCCCAAGTCTCCAAAGCATAAGCGGCATCTGCCGCATCAAGAATACCTTTAGCGAATCGTGCTTCACCAGTTGCGTCTGTTTGGTAGGGAGATATTACAGTACAGTCATACTCTTGTGCCATTGACTTCAATGCTTTACTTACTTCGATCTGTTCAGTCCAATCGTACTGACCTCCACGAGAAGGTAGACTCGACCGCTTTACCTGATTAATATAGTCAACAATAATGACGCCAACATTCAAGGGCTTAACTTTTTTGTCAAGCTCTGCACGAATCTTGGAGAGAGTGAGAGATGCATCATACACTACGTCCAACTGCTGAGTCGGGAGAAGCTCGCAGGTGTTTTTTAGTGATGTATGCAACTTCTCAAAGTCACGGTGTTGTCTATACTCCTTCAAGCGGTCTTGTCCATCAACATAGCGACCTGCCCACCACGTAGCTACTTTCTCCCACTCGGTAACACTCAGATTCTGAGTACGGAGGCGAGAAAAAGGAACTTCTGTAGCGATAGAACAGCATCGTTGGAGGATCGACCGGCTATCCATCTCAATAGTGAAATACATAGCCGATCTACCTGAAGCGTAAACACTGGTTGCAATGTTTGCACAAATGACAGATTTACCAGCACCCCGTTTACCACCGAACATAACAAGATCTCTAGGAGAGAACTTTATGTCGTGGTCGTACTCTTCATTGAGTCCGAGGGCCATATACCTGGCTAAATCTTCTTCTGGCTCAAACAAGTCAATACGTTGCATACTTTCTTGTGGGTCTTCGAGATCAACCTTATCTTCAACGTCTAGGACGATCTGATGTAGGTGGTTTACTGATTCCTGAGCATTCTCAAATGCAACAGAGTTTTCAATATAATCTTCGAGTGAGTCCAGAATTTCTTTTTGAGTGTATTCGTTCTTCAGATACTCAAGAAGCATCTGAGGGTCTGCATCGACCTCGACTGCTTCTACTGCGTAGAGTTTCTCTCGAGTAGCTGAATCACGAATCTCAAACTTTAGATCTTCAATCGTAGGCATTCTATGGAACTCTTCACAATGCTTATCAATAATCTTATACAGACTATGATACTCAGTTGCAAAGTATTGCTTATGCGCTACACTCCAGGTCTGAAAGTCCTGTAGTGTAAGCACTTGCTTAATAAGCGCACTAGCGATGTTCAATTGAAAGTCTCCCGATTTCAAATCTAAAATGTAGGGTAGACCCCGAAGAGCCTACCCTTGTGTGTAACTAAGAAGGATTAAGCTGAAGCTTTTTCTTTCTTAGAAGCGCCATCATAGTCAGCGGCTGAAAGGCCACGACGGGTGAGCATAGTCTTAACGCCACGGGCGGTCTTACCAATTTGCTCTGCGATAGCTTCGACAGTCTGGCTACCAATGTCAGCGATGTCAGCCAAAGGATCTTCCTTAGAAGCGCCTTTAGTAACTTCCTGCTTAGGGATAGCGTCAATGTCGCCTGAACGGAGCAAGCTAAGAGCTTTACCACGTACAGAGTTTACTGAACGGTCAAGTGCATCAGCGATAGCTTCTACGAAAGCACCATCATTGACCATGCCAATGAAAGTAACTTCTTCGTCAGCTGAGTAAGTGCGAACAGACTCAACTTTAGGAGCTGGCTTAACATGGCCAGTCAGTTCCATAGACAAAATCTTGCCTTGGATTGACTTAGCTGAGAATGCGCCATCTTCAAAGTGAGAAGCGATTTCAGCATAAGTGTAAGTGCCGCTGTTGTCAGAGACAAAAGCTGCAAGGGTAGCTTCTTGAGCATCAGTAAATGCGCGTGAAGCACTGGCAGAAGCCAGCTCTACATCGTGACCCATCTTGCGCAATTTGCTAGAGATAGAACGGGTAGAGGTTTCAAGGTTTACTGCTGCTTCTGCAACAGTAGCTTGGGATACGGGGCTTTCGCCACCGACAAAATCAGTAAGAGCGGTAGTACGCTCGTCAGTCCACTTGGGTAGTGCCATTTTATTATTCTCCAATAAAATCTAAAAGGTTAGTTATGATTTGAACGCCAGCATCTCTGGCCTTCTTAGTTTTCGCAGATTCAACTCCGCTTTCGTTTACTAGGATGGTGACATCCTTAGTCAAGCTCGTCTTGACCGCATAACCAAGCTCTTGTAGTTTGTTATGAGCCTCGGCTTTCGTTTTGTAACTGGTAAGTTTACCACTAATACAAACCGTGCCGTGGGTTATGTTTGTTGTTTGAGTCTTCTCAAACTTGAAGCTAAAAGGTAATAATGATACTTGGTAATATTCATTCTCAAGCCATTCACACAAATTAGCAGTAGACTTCTCACCAAGTCCAGCCTGTCGGCACATATCGTAGTCTATATCTTCGATGTCTTCGCAGACTTTGGATAGTTTTTCCGATGCTGATTTACCAATGAGAGGTATACTAAATGCAGGCAACAACACGTTAAGTGGAGCACCGCGAGAGCGTTGCAACTCATCTACTAACTTTACAGCAAGTCGCTCTGAGCCTAGTGACTCGGCGATGTCTTCTACGCTTCTATCATAAAGTTCCTCTAGGGAGACAATATCTAGTTTAGCAATAGTAGCAGGGCCAAGACCTTTGATCTTCAAAGTCTTTGCAAAGTGTTCGATAAGTTTTGCAACTTTCTCACCACAAAGTGGATTTTTACAATACAGAAGATGATTCACACTTTCTAACACCGAACTACAGCTAGGGCAGTTTGTTGGGGCTTCGATAATGGTCATCGTGATTCCTCTGAAATTGAAATAGTATTATACGGACTTTTAAGGTTTCTGTCAAGAATTATTTTTTTGCAGGTAGCAATCAATCTAATCTCCTAACAATCCGAGGTATGATCTCGCCAGAGCGGATAACCTCTACCTTACAACCTATCTCAAGATCAAGGTCGCGTATGTACTCAATATTGTGCAGAGTTGCTCTAGCAACTGTAGCTTCACCTATAACACAAGGTTCTAAGATAGCTACTGGACTAACAACTCCACTCTTACCCAACTGCCATACTACATCCAACAGCGTGGTCTCCACTCCCGCGACCTGCTCTTTCAGAGCAAAGGCACCTCGTGGGTGTTTAGCGGTGTAACCTAACGCATCGAATTTTGCATTTGACTTGAGACGATATACTTTGCCATCCTGAGGATAGGCATCTGCTTTAAAGCGAGTAACCACATTTAGACCCATCTTATGTAGTAGCTCAAGGCCACAAGCATAATTAGCAGTCCAACTTGGTGTAACATCGTATGCTACAAATACTAACGGGCGTTTCTTGAACTCTTCTAGACCCGAAGATCCTTTAAGTCCGAGCGACCCCGAAGCGAAATTACGAGAGTTAGGTACACTACTTGGAGCAACAACTTCGCCAGTAATCTGCATGAGTCCAGTATCATTGCACTCATTAGGGACTAACTGACGCATCTTATCTGTAATGTCACGACCCTGAAGACCGTCCCCACGAGTGAGAGCGAGTTCAAGATTGCCGTCAACATATAGAAGAGACACTGCTGCACCATCCAACTTAGGGGTAACAATACATTCATCAATAGGCAGAGGAGCATCGTTGAGGTCAAAGCACTTCTGAAGAGAGTACATCTGGTACGCGTGCTTTACAGCATCTGTAACAGTGTAGCCCACTTTAGTATAGTTGTGCTTGTCTGCTAGAAGGTCAAACTCCGCATCAGAGATAGCGGGGGTACCTTCGTAGTACAACTGGCTCATCTTGTCTAAAAAGCTCTGCATGGTATTCTCCTAAATAAGAAAGTATATTATACGGAACTTTAGCAAGATTGTCAAGAACTATTTATACATATCCTGAATTAGATCTGAAAAGTGTTCTTCAATCAAACTTTTAGACTCTGCTAGAGACAGTATCTCTATCAAGCCTGCAAACATCTCTCTTGAGTTAGAAAGATCAAGAGGCATTGCTACTCCTTCGGGTGTTGGTTTCCATTCTTCTTCGAAGTCCATATAGTATTTACGCAGGTGCATATATTCTACGCCTCGAAAAGTATTGATGGTAAGTCTTATCTGTATTTCTTTTACTTCATCATAATGTATAACACGAGAGTATGCTTCAGGAGCCTGGTATAAGTCCATTACTTTCTACCCTCATTCTTGAGAATAGATGATAATGGCACTACACTAGACACATTCGCAGGTCTGAGTAATCGGTATGAATCGGTATCCCAACAGAAGAAAAGAAGAGTGTCGTCAGTTTCCTTGGCTCTATTCTTCTTTTTCCGAATATAGGGAGTTGTGAAGTCCAAAGTACAAACATTGTACTTTAACTTTTTGGAGTGCTCACTACGATAAGTAATAACGGCATCCCCATAGTCGCGCACTAAATGTGCCAGTTCTTGCTTTTTCACTATAGCTCCTTGGTAGTATTTCAGCAATCATTATTGTGAATCTACTTACTGCAAGGTCTATATTTTAGATACAAAAATACCCCGCTAGACGAATCTAGCAGGGTATTAAACTTATGCTTCGTTGATAGCGACTAAAATCGAAGTAAAGTATTGAGATGCTTTACCAGTAAGTTTGGCAATGATCTCTTCATCTACAGGCTGTCCTGCATCGCTAAGAGCCGCAATGAGCGCCTCAGCAGCAGCAGCTTTAGATACTCGCGTACTTGCTGTGCCTGTAGATCCACCACTAGATTTAGCGGCAGGTGTTTTCTTAACATAAACGCCAGCTTTTGTTAAGATCATCCGAACACCGTTAGGTGACTCGTCTAATTCTTCTGCAATGTCTTTTACAATCTCCATAGATGTTTCTGGAGTTGGTTCTGCTTCTTCATACAGACTTACTGCCTGTGCTTTCTTATCGTCATCCCAAGCCACTTTGCGTGTCCTCTTGTTAGGGTTTTTGTTACCTGGGCAGTCGCCCAGACTTTGTAGTTGTTGAGTATAGAATCGGTCGCCCAATGTTATTCTCCTTAATTTGAAAAGATATTATACGGCAATTTTAACATCTTTGTCAAGAATTATTTTTTACAACCTCTCTAAATTTACTCCGTAAGCCCGCAAATGTTCTAGCTTACATAACTCATAAGCTGGGGCGTATGCGGAAAACCCGCCCTGTGTTACGTTTGAAAAGAAGTTATCATCATCTTGTACCTTCTGTCGAACGTACACTGAGTATGCAGGACAGCCATACTTCTTCTCATAGTCAACCATACCCATACCTTTCTTATTAGCAAGATACTCAGGTGTTAGTCTGTGTTTTACTTCTACAGCCGCATGATAAGTAGCAGACCATGCAATCTCACCCTCTGCAAAGTCGTCAGACATACACTCATCAGGATAGTAGTGTGCGGTTAGTCTTTCGTCTTTTCCTGCGGGTCTTTGCGGGACTCCAACTCTTTCAAGAAGAGATCGTACAAAGGAAGCACTCCTGAAGAGGAGCTTTGAGATATCTGTAATAGTATCTCCTCCGAGGTAGTTTTCGCACGCAAGAGCGATTTCTGCATCACTCGCAGGACGGCCTCGTAGACCTTGTTTACGCTTTTTAACATATGCTTTCGTCTCCTCATAATCCTCGATAATCTTAGTTAGCCTAGTTGTGTTGTAGGCTATGTTAAGAATATCACAGGCTTCCTTTTTTGTTATAGCTTTCTCCGAAGAACTGGGGTTTAGCAGCATAATAACTTTCTGGATGTTTGCTGGTGATAGGTTTTCGTAACTCTTCTTCTTTACTCTCTTCTGTGCCATTCTCTAACTCCAATTCTAGTTTAAACATCAAGCAACAAATAGCGTGTGCTAGATGGGATAAATTTGTTTCTGGATCTTCTAGTTCTCCATCCAGATGGGAGAATATGTGCCGAAGTGCACCACCACTGTATCTCTTCTGTGCATCCTCTAACTTACGCCAGTTTTCTTCATCGTACTTGGCCGCACCAAATGTCAATACTTTAGCTACTTCTACTGTAGCTTTGGGAGGCAGAAGATACATCTTAGGTTTTTCACTATCAAACTTTCTACCAGCCTCTTCCCATATAGGAAACTCCCCGCTAGGGGCTGTATTCACCATACCCTTTAGGTCTTTAATCTCCATGTACGAACTCCTGTATCATAGGGAAGAAAGGTTCGATTTCATTTGCACACTGCTTTGCAATATCCATATGTTCTTTCTGAGTACCAGGAGTAGTTCGTACATCAATGTAGTGAATCCAAGAACGTATTGTGCCCTGCATATACAGACGAGTCTTTGTTAGACCTTCTGGCAGTACACTTCGTGCCTGCTCTTTAGCAATACCATGTTCTAGTGCCCACTTGTATACACCCGAAGCGCAGTCAATTACTTTCTTCTGCTGGGCAACCCAATGTCTGTGTAGCAGTTCGTCTTCACTTTCAATACTGTTCTGACGATTCTTAGTATCCTGCATACGCGTCTCTCGTAGTTCGAAAGGCCAGCTATCCAAAGCACTAGGATCTGCATAGCGTTGGCTAAACTCCTGAAAGGCAAAGCTACGATGGCGTACTATCTGGTGAGCAATATCACGAGTAGTGTTGATCTCAAGTGCAACACTCGCCATCTCAAAAGGAGACCAGTGTTTATGTTTAATGAGATACCGAATTAGCTTCTCATTTGTATCTGTATTATTCTGATTACTAGGGTTAGATACTCTAGCCATATACGCAATATCATATAAGATATTAGGCGAAGATGTCGATATAAGTTTTACGTTGCTCATTTGGCGGTGATCCTTTTGTCGTAGTCTGCATAGTCCTCGTTCCACCAGTCAGGTTTTGACCTATGCGACCACACGGCAAAGGTGGCTTTATCAAGGTGGTAGTAGTCCCGGTAAGATTGTATAGGGTTGTCGTAGTCTTTAAGTTCATCAGGCATTGCTAGTCCGAATTCTGTGAAGCCGAGTCTTGGCATATTTTTTGGCTCTGGTAGCTTGTTAACCACTTCCACAATCGACTTGTGTTGTTTCGCATAGCGATAATGATATTCGTCATTAAGAGCGTTACCATAACAGTGTGTCCATTCATAATTGTCTAGCGATGAGCGTACCCAGATAGTGCAAGGGTGGTTATACATCATCGGTAGGTATGGGGTTAGAGGTCGTTCTTCCAGAGGAAGATGTTTAATGTCTTTCTTGAGAGCATTGAGATGATCTCGCTCTTCTTTGTTGAGAGCACGCGGTACAAAACCTAGATGTTCGTCAACCCAGATAGCAGTACACATTAGCTGTGCTACTTCTAGGGGCATCTTTACAATATGTTTGTCTACGTGATACTCTGCACACTTGTCGAGGTCATCGTCAAGATAAAATAAATTCATGGTACTCTCCGTAAAATAGAAATGATATTATACTAGATTTGGGAAATGCTGTCAAGAATTATTCTTCGGTTGGTAAGAGTACTGGTTCTTCCCAGAAGTTGATAGCGATACTTTTTCGAATACCTGTTGAAACAGAGGTGATGCCGTGTGGCTTGTCTGACTGGAAAAGTACGATTCTATTGCCT